CTTTTATTAGTTGATAAGGCTAATATATCCAATCCTGTTAAGGGTATGGAGTGAGCGGTTTCTAATAATTGAATTCTACAATTCAACCATTGATTCCAAGATTATGTATCAATCATAATCTTATTACTTATAACATAAAATGGTATAAGAGAACACTGGTGTTACCTTGGTAGCTAGGTTGTTCTAAGACCTTCCCAAAATATACTTTGGATCTAGATTATTTTAGATTCTTACGAAATTTTGCTTTAGGTATTCCTTTATAAAAGGCTTTCGGTACATTAAATTTGAAATTTATATTCTTTTTTAATACACGTACTAACATTTTACTCATGAAATGCCTAGAGATATCTTTATTGAAATCTAAAGGTCTATTTCTAGCTAATAATCCTTTATCTCTACATATTAGAGATATTGGACCACGTGCTAGTAATATAATTTCACCTAGGAACTCCAGAGGAAATTCCAAAGTGGGATCTTTATCCTTTTGTAATAAAGGGATTATAGATATTCCACAAATTGGTATAAATCTAGTTCCTGAAGAAAAAGATTGATAATAAGCTATTAGTTTATCTGAAATAGTTGATTCTGCCATTATAAATGGAGAAGCACCTAAAATTCAAAATTCACTAAATGATTTTATTTCATCTAATTCTTCACCTTTTAAGTTTATACTCTTAGTTCACGCCTCAATTAATGAATTGTGGTCAAAAGCTAAGGTATTCACCTGAAAAGCTGCCTGTTGGAATAGTTTTTGAGTCATTATATTAATATGATTATCAAGAACGATTCAACATTTTAAACTTATACATTCAAAGTATAGACTCAAGTCAGTATTATGATAAGGAGAAGGAAGATTCATAGAATCCACCTGTCTTAAAAATAAATATTGACCAGTCTTTTGTTCTTTGGAATAATTACTTTTAAAGTAATTTAAACCAAGGAATATACCTAGAATGGTAAGGAAATCTTCTAAAGTTAAACCTTTAGAGTTTTCAAGCCTTAACGACCCGGCTATAAACGATCCACTCAAGTTAGGATTTTCTAAATCTCAACTTGGGGCTATCACTTCTACTAATGAATCGAAAGGTCTTTCACAAGACAATTCAGATATTGTTATTAATAGAGATGAACAAAAAGATAGAAATCTTTGAAATTCACCTATTAGTAATAAGCCAATTGGTAGTGGAGAAATGTTATCACCATTTATTATAAGTTTAGAAGCAAATTCCCAAGAATTATAATTGTCTTTAGGGACAATTGATTTTGGAAATGAAATTTCTATTCCTATTATACTAATGATTTTAACATATTCTTCAGCTACCAACTTATTTGCAATCGCAACATCATCACCTAAGACTATATAGTCTTCAAAGTGTTTGATGTGACAGCGAAGAGCTGCTAATCGAACCAAAATATGGTGTGTGTAAGCTATAGAAGATCAAGATGAATATAAACCTATTCCTTGACCAACTGTATACTTGTAATAAGTACCAGTAGGTGAAAGAAAAGGTCGTTCAACTATGATAAATTCTCAAGCTTTACATCCATTTTCGGATAAACCACATAGGTTTAAAATCTTTCTCTGTAAAGAGATAGGTATTCGATCAGTAGCTGCAGATAAGTCAAAACATCAAATCTTTTTCCCATCATCAT